CTAAAATAGGAGCAATCGCTCTTGCTGAAAAATGCAAAAATGAAGGTGTCAAACTTGAGGCCCCTAAAAGAAACTGGTTGGGTTTTTGAATAAATAGTTAAATAGGATAATATATGACCCAGCAAATAATTAATGTAGGAACATTGGCCAATGATGGTGAAGGTGATCCGTTACGTGTTGCCTTTCAAAAGGTAAATAATAACTTTTCTAATCTCTTTGCAACCGCAAGTGAGATTACTATCGCTAATACTACAGGAAATACATCTGGGCAAATTATTTTTGAAACAGCAATTGCTAATTTTTCACAGGCAGTGTTTCAAATTAGGTCTGCTGATACTGCTGCTAATAGCCAAAGTCTTACTATAAATGCTCAGTTAAACAATGCTAATAACGATGTGAAATTTAGTGCATTTGGAACAGTGTTTATAGGAAACGCAATTTGTAATTATGATATGGATGTTGTATCTTCAAATGTACGCATTTTATGTAATCCGTTAGTCAGTGGAAACTTAACACATACTGTGTCTAGTCAACTTTTTATAAGTCAATAATATGAGAGCCAGAGAATTTATTACAGAACAAAATTTATCTGGTGTGCATGATGGACTAGAAATTGCGTCAAAAGCACTTCCTAATACGTTTATAATACCCGAACTTAAAAATCAAGATTTTTATGATCTATATAGATTTGGTGTTGCTATCGCAGACGTTCGTGGCAATCAAATAGATGATGGTATAAACAAATATAAACCTAACTTTGAAGCAGAATCACGCTGGGGAGAAAATCAAATTGTCAGTAGTTTTGATCCCGGCGTCGGTGAAGTTATCGATAAAGCATTGGCTAAAGTTCATAAATATGGAAAAAAAGCTGTTAGCACGCCTAATAGTGATGAAATGGATGACACCTTGAAACAATCCATATTGAAACCCTTTAAAGGTTACAAAAAATGAGAGCCAATGAATTTGTATCTGAAGGCAAGAAAGTCGGAATTTTGCGAAAGAGGCATCAACTTGCTACAAGAGGACTGCATAAATTCCGTGATGAAAAATATGCGGATCGTGTTTATGAATTAAATCGTATTATGATGGCCGCCGCCTCTACAGATGGAACCTTTTTACCTGATATAGACCATGAAAGTTGGGCAGGAAGACACGATGTTGCTGCGCCATACACACAAGAAGAACACAATATGCTTAAAATGGCATATAAAGTTAACGGGACTAAGTATAAAGATTTGAATAACGGGGATTTACGTAGCCAAGAATTGCCTAATACAAATACGCAAAGTATAGTAAAGCCTTTTAAGGGTTATAAGAAAAAATAAAACTATCTATGTTCTGAATAAGTAAGCATATATTCAGGATTTGTATGATAGACATTAACACAACACTAGATTTAGTTAAGCTAAAATTTTATAACGAATGGCTTTACACTGCCCACATATACGATGAGGGTGATAGTCAATTTCATAGAGAATTGACGACCCAAGTGGTTTCAACTTATATTGATCCTTTAAATCTACCTAAAAATGCAAAGGTTCTCGATTTGGGATGCGGCCCGGGCTATTTCTTAGATGAAATGAAAAAGAGAGGTTACACCGATACTATAGGTGTAACACTTAGTCCGGGCGACATAAAGATATGTGAGGACAAAGGACACAAAATAGCCAAATATGACTTAAGCTTTATTCCCCAAAAAGATGGATACCATGATGAAAGTGTAGATTTCATATTCTTGCGTCACGCATTAGAACATAGCCCTTATCCAATCTTTAGTCTGATGGAATATAATCGCATATTAAAGCAAGGGGCTAAGATTTATATTGAAGTTCCGGCGCCTGACTGTGAACGTAGACACGAATGGAATCTAAATCATTACAGTATTCTAGGTGAACAACAACTATTGGCACTGTTAAACAGAACAGGCTTTGATGTAAATGTTCTCAATTCTATAGAGTTTGATCTAGGAATCGCTGACCAGCCAAACGGTGAAGTCAGAAAAGTCAGAGAAAAATTTTACTGTTTGTTGGCAACAAAACAACGTCCATTAGATATCAAATAAGATAAATACTCACTATAAGTGAGTATTTTTATGGCGTATCCTGAACCAACCGAAGTCAGCCCGTGGTATCTTAGAAACATAACCCAAGCATTAGAACTTGACACTGTTACAGGTCAAGTTCATGTGAGATCCAGTATAGTCGGAGGAAATGTTACTATTGCCGGTAATGTTATCGTAAGTAATATCTATGTAGACGGCTTAGGAAACATTGACATTTCAGGCAATACTATGCCTGTTAGTGGAAACATCAACATTGATGCAGGTAATATCACTGTATTACAAGGTACTGACCCTTGGATGATTGAGGGTAATGTCAATGCAAACGTCACTGGTAATGTCAATATTGACAATAGTGTAGAAGTTACTCAAGGAACCGATCCTTGGATGGTTGAAGGTAATGTCGCTATAACAGGTACAGCGAGTGTAGCGTTTGCTGATGAAGCAACTGATGCGTTTGGGAGATTGCGTGTCAGCAATCCATATACATTATATGATACTCAAGCAAGATATTATGACCATGAGCAATTTAGTTCAAATGTTGTAGGAACTGCAAACGTAGTGTATAGTGCAAATTCAAGCACATTTGAATTGAATGTTTCTACTGGTGTCAATGACAGTGTACTCAGAGAAACAACTAAAACATTTCCTTATCAACCTGGTAAGAGTTTATTGATATTTCATACATTCTGTATGAATGAGCCTAAAGTAAATCTAAGACAACGAGCAGGTTACTTTGGACAAGAGAATGGCATATTCTTTGAAGTAGATGGTACCACATTGAACATGGTGATTCGTAGCAAGAGTACAGGTATAGTAGTAGAAGATAGGATAGCACAGGCAAATTGGAACGGTGATAGATTGAACGGTGCCGGAGGTGCTAACAATCCCAGCGGTATCACATTGAATCCAGCATTAGATCAGATTTGGTTTTGTGATGTTGAATGGTTGGGTGTAGGTAGTGTTCGTGTTGGATTCGTGATCAATGGTATATTTGTTACTTGTCATACATTTAATCACGCTAACACACCAAGCACATTGACTGCTAACAATACTACAACATATATGTCAACCGCTACACTGCCATTGCGTTATGAGATCACAAACACTGGCGCTACAGCATCAGCAAGTATGTTGCGACAGATTTGTTCAAGCGTATTGAGCGAGGGCGGATTCCAACTTACAGGTTCAGGTAATCCAAGAGCAGCATCACATGTTATCGGTGCGCCTATAACATTACCAAATGATTTAAGTTTTAAACCAGTCATCGCTATAAGATTGAAAAGTACAATGTTAGATGCGGTAGTTGTACCTATCAACTATAGTTTAGTACCTGTAGCATCAAGTATTTTTCAGTTCCGTGTCTATAAACGAGCCATAACAAGTGGTGGTACATGGGTAGATAGCGCAGCAGATAGCGCAGTACAATATAACTTGGCCCCAACAGCGTTAGTCAGTGGCGACATAGCAGAACAGTCATTCATCAATAGTACTAATCAAAGCAGTGGCTCACCTACACAAGAAGCATTTGGATTTGAATATCAACTTGAGCGTGAACCATTCACCGGTGTGCCTTATGAATATGTCATAATGATGGCTACTACTGGTACTAACCAAGATGTATATGCCAGTTTGGAGTGGCAAGAGATTACCTAAAAAGATAATCAAAATTTATTCCAAATAAATAAGACTTATGAATAATAGTACACCTACTTTAGTCAAAACACCTTATACTAAAACAAAATTTAAGACACAAAAGGATCTTGACGATTTCATAAAGTGCTGTGATCCTGATAACGGTTATCTATATTTTATGGATAACTTTTTTATGATACAACACCCCACACGTGGTAGTATGGTGTATCATCCTTGGCCATATCAAAAACGATTGATAGAAACATATCATAAGTATCGATTTAGCATATCACTTATGCCTCGCCAAAGCGGTAAATCGACAAGTGCAGCAGGGTACTTACTATGGTATGCTATGTTTGTACCAGATAGCACTATTCTTATTGCAGCACATAAGTACACTGGTGCGCAGGAAATTATGCAGCGTATACGATATGCATATGAAAACTGCCCCGACCACATTAAAGCAGGCGTGACAACTTATAACAAAGGGTCCCTCGATTTCGAGAATGGTTCTCGCATCGTGTCAGCAACCACGACAGAAAATACAGGTCGTGGTATGTCTATTTCATTGTTGTATTTGGATGAATTTGCGTTCGTTAGACCTTCCATTGCTGAGTTATTTTGGACCTCTATCACGCCTACTTTATCTACTGGTGGTAAGGCAATTATCACAAGTACTCCTAATAGTGATGAAGATCAGTTTGCATTAATTTGGAAACAAGCAAATAAATGCGAAGATGCGTATGGGAATGAAACTGAGTTAGGAGTAAACGGATTTAAAGCTTATAGGGCGCATTATAGTGAACAGCCCGGCAGAGATGATAAATGGGCTGCTGAAATGAAAGCCCAATTGGGAGAAGATAGATTCCGTCGTGAAATTGGTTGTGAATTCATTATTGCAGATGAAACATTGATCGCTCCTACTACTTTGATTGACTTAGAGGGTATAGAGCCTGTTAGTCGTATGGGTCAAGTTCGTTGGTATAAGAAACCTAGTAAAGGAAATATTTACGCGGTAGCATTAGATCCAAGCTTGGGTACAGGCAGTGACCCAGCTGCAATACAAATTTTTGAAGCAAATACTACAGAACAGGTAGGG